GCGCGACCGCGAAACTGGCATAGTAGAAATATTCGGTGGTCTTGACCTTGCCACCACCCCCGCCGCCCTTGCCACCGCCCTGCGTGGTGGTCTTGGTTTCCTCGCGAAAATCCGTCGCCCAGACGATATTGCCGCCGATCCGCATGCGGCCGTAAAGGCGCGGGATCACCGCCCCTTCGGTGGCAGAGGTGATGCGCAGATTGTCCATCCGCGCGCCTTCGATCCGCTGAGATGGTGCCAGCGACGAGATGATCCAACTGTCGACGACCGAGCCGATGGTGGAGCCGATGAAGCCGCCGATCGTGGCGGCGCTGACACCGAGGATCGCGCCGCCAATGCTGCCGCCAATGGCGGCACCTGCGGCACCGAGAACAAGTGTGGCCATGTCGGGGTCTCAGCGTTGTGGAAACAGGAAGGCGAAGGCGATGCGCCGCCGCCAAGGCGGGGTGATCTGTTCCTCGATCACGCCGAGGCGCTCATAGGCGTGGAGGAAGCTGTTGGGCCCGGTCAGGATCCCAACATGCTTGGCAATGGCGCGGGGCGTCATGCGGAACAGGACCAGCGCGCCGGGACCAGCCTCAGAAAGTGTGATTTCCGGCATCATGCGCCGCGCGCCGATCGCCAGCACCTCGCGCGGACCGGTCTCGCCCCAATCCCGACTGTAGGACGGGATCGGGAACGGCTCGGGGCCGACGACGTCGCGCCAGACGCCCCGCGCGAGCCCGAGGCAATCGCAGCCGACACCGCGCAGGCTGGCCTGGTCGTGGTACGGCGTGCCGAGCCATGACCGCGCGATGGCGATGACGCGGGCGGGGTCAGCCAATGCGAGGGGCTGCGTCACAGCACGCCTCCCTCGTGCCCGCCATCCTTGGTGGCGTATCGCAGAACCGCATCCTGGCCGGGGATGTGCGGGAAGCCGCGAAAGTTGGCGGTATTGGCGAACTTCGCGCCGCAGGTCTCCAGGCGCTTGTCGCAGCCTGCGCGGATCGCGAAAGCATCACCGCCCGCGATAGAGCGGACGGGCGCTTCGAGCAGTGTCAGCACCGCGATGCCGTCGGTCACGTCATGCGCGACGATCTCGGTGAGCCTCCCCATGTCGGCCCCGGCGGTCCATTCGACCGTGCCGAAGGTGAACCAGCCGGACGAGAAGCCGCTGAGCCCCGAGGCGGTGAACGCGCGGTCGCGCAGGAGATCGATGACGGCGCCAATACCCTTGAAAGCAGGATCCTCCAGATCGATCCGGCAACGGGTATCCCCAAGGGCTGCGTCGCAGGTCGCCTGAAAAGTTCGCCCGACCGTTTGGCCCAGCACATGCGCGAGGCTGCGGACCTCGGCAACAAAGGCCAGCCGTCCGCGCCGGATTTGGCCGATGGCACCCCGGCGCATCAGCACGCGCTGGCCGGTGTCCGCCCAGTTCACGCGCCAGACCTCGACCTCCGCGTTGTCCCAGCGGCCATCGAGAATGTCGGTCTCGGTGATCCGGTCGGAGGTCAGCACGCCCTCCGCGTCCTGCGCATCGACCGACAGGTCAGACCCCGATCGCACCTCGGAGGCCGTCAGCCCACTTTCCGGCTCGAAATCGGTGCCGTCGTAGCTGAGCGTCCGGTCGTGGTCGGTGAAGCCGAAGGTCACGCCATCCGCGCAGGCAATCCGCCAGCACCAGGAGAGCGTCGTCGTGCCCTCGTCGAGATGCGTTTGCAGATCGGGGGTGATGTTTTTCATCGGCGGAGTTCCAGAAGTGGAATGGAGGTGATCGAGCCCAGCCGCTCGAGATCAAGCGTCACGTCGAGCGCATCGGTGTCGAAGCGGACGGGTACGTCGAACTCGAAACCTGCGGTGATGGAGACGCCCGCCCCGGGTGCGGTGTTGAAGGTGACGAGGCCCGTCGTGGTGTCGACCGACCAGCCTGAAAGCTGCTCGACCCCACCGAGCGCGATGCGCACGACTCCGTCCACTGGCTTGGCGATAAACCGTGTCCAGGACTGCGCCCCGGAGGTGTAGCGCTTCACCAGCTGGACGGCGGTCGTCGTGCCATCGCCGGTGCCGATCGACTGATCCGTCGGCGATGGCGTGCCCGAAGGCAGGCAGGACTTGTAGTCGCCCCAGTCCTTGAAGCGGAAACCATATAGGCGACCGTTCCGCGCCTCAAAGAACGCCACGACCGCCGCAAGATCATCAGCGCGGCGGATACCGTAGGCCACATCATACCGCCGCCGCGAGCTGGCCCAGCTGGCGTTGCGCTCTTCGTCGCCCGAGGCGAGTTCAACGATCTGCGTGCGCCGTTCCGGCCCGCCCCGCGCGCCCCGGCTGATATTGTCGGGAAACCGGACCTCATGAAACGCCATTACATGCCCCTCCGACCCATCGACACGGCGCGGGCGATGTCGGCCGCGACTTGCGTGCGCGATTGTCGGAAGCTTTCGGCGTCGCGGGCCATGATGGTGACATTGACCCCACCGCCGCCGTAGCTCTGTGCTTCACGCCGCGACAGCACCCGCTCGCCACGCTGCAAGATTGCAGGCACCTCGTCGTGGCGGAGCCCCGCAACGCCGCCGGAGTGCATCCGGGGCGCAGCCGCGAACGCCATCGCCGGGACCATCCGGGTTGGTGCGGAGGCACCTACCATGCCGCCTGCATGCAAGATGTTCGCGAAGATCCCGCCCGCACCCCCAAGCGCGCCAGAGAGCGCATTGGCGATCGGTCCGAGGATGAAGCGCCGGGCCGCCAGCTTGGCCAGATCGGCCAACAGCGAGGTGACGAGACCCCGGAAGTCGAGCTTGCCGGTTTTCACGAACTCACCGACCGCATTCTCGGCCGACTGGAACGCGCTGACGAGGCTCTGACCGATATCCCCGCCAATCTCGCGCGCCTTGCTGGCGTAGTCCGACAGCGCCGTCGTGACCGCCTGCCACCCAGTCACGGCTGCTTCGGTATCGGGTTCGGCGGCAGCGGCAGCAGCCCCGGCCGCAGCACCTGCACCCGTGGCCGCCCGTCCGGCATCGCCAAGGGTGGTCTCCAGACGCTCAGCCGCGTCCGTTGCTTCGGTCAGCGCGTCTGCGCCACCCTCATTACTGCCCTGCACCGCGTCACGCAGGGCCTGCCAGCTGGCGAGGGGCGCTCGCGCGCCCTCGGCCAGATCGCGAGCCGCGCCGCGATAGGTGTTGGCAGTTGCAAGGGCGGTATTGGCCGCCGCCGTGAGCCCCAGATCGGGCGCAGTCAGCGGGTTGTTCTCGAAAGCGCGGTCGAAGGCGGATTGCGCGGCGGTGGTCGCGGCCGTCGCGGCACCCTCGAAACGGTTCTCGATCTGACCCAGCTCAAGATCGGGGATGATCGAGATGCGCCGCTCGGATCCGAGCGCTTCCAGTCCCTGGTTGATCCCGCCGATGAACGTGTTGATCCGCGAGACGACGCCGTTCAGCATCGCCTCGACACCGTCGATCAGGCTGTTGGCGGCCTGGAACGCGAGATCGCCGATGGCGGCGGGCAGCATTCCCCAGATCGCCTTGATCGCCTCATAGGCCCCCTCGAAGGTGTTCGCCGCCGTATTGCCAAAGGCCACGACGCTCTCGATGGCGCTCTGCATGCCGGAGGCGGCATCGGCCTTCAGATCGAAGAACATCGCCGTGGCGGCAGCGCCCGCCGCCGCAGCCCCCATCTTGATGCGGTCCCAGACCTCGACCGCGAGGTCTTTCAGGAGGGACATCGCTTCGCCAAATCCGCCCGCGCCCGACACAAGGCGGGTGAACTGGTAGATCAACTCACCTGCACCGACGATCAATGCCCCGATGCCGGTGCGGATCAGCGCGCCGCGCAACAGGACCAGCGCAGTGGCGAGACCGCGCACCGACAAGGCCGCCACGGCCATCCCAGCGACCAAACGCCCTGCAAGAAAGGCCACAAAGGTGGCGGCATAAGTGGTCAATCGGCCGATGTTGTCGAATAGGCCCCGGATCGCGATGCCGAGTGGCCCGGTGCGGCTGGCCACGGCCGCCATCGCGTTCGCGACCGCTTCCAGCGCGGGTGCTGCGGCGACAGCCAGTTGGTTCGACAGGCCACGCCAGATCAGCCCGAGCCGGGAGATCGCATCATTGGTGCGTTCGATCTGGTCGGCGTCCTGCTCGGAGACAACGACACCGAACGCGAGCACGTCGTCGGTCGCCTGGCGCAGTGTCGCGGTGTCGATGCGCGACATCGCGATGGAGCCTTCTTCGCCGAAGAGCTGACCGGCGACAGCCGCACGCTCGGCGACCGGAACGAACGCCTCGATGGCGGCGTTGATCGCCCCCACCCGCTGATCCAGCGGCAGGGCAATCAGGTCAGTGGCAGATAGCCCCAGCCGCTCCAGCGCATCGGCAGCAGGTCCGGTCCCGGCGGCCACCTGGCTGAGACGGCGCGTGAGGTCCTTCGTCGCCTGTTCAATGCCTGACATCGAGACGCCCGCCAGTTCGCCCGCCCGCTCGAGGGTCTGGATCGAGGCGATTGTGGTCCCGAGAGACTGAGCCAGCTTGGCCTGCGCATCGACGGTTTGAAGCCCCGAGCGGACCATCGCCACGCCAGCAGCAGCGGCGGCGGCCACGGCGGCAGCGGCAGCGATCGCGACACGTCGGGAAAACGCCGCGAGCCGGGTGTTGGCCGCTTCCATTTCCCGGCTGAGCCGTCCGAACCCGCGCGCGCCGGCTTCACCCACCCCCTCCAGTTCGGCGCGCACCTGTCGGCCGCCAACCGCAGCAAGGCGAACAGAAACGCGCTTCTCAGCCATTGGAATGATCCATCTGTTCGTTGAGTTTGGTGACCATCACCGCCTCGACGACGGGCAGCAGTTCGGCCATAGTCAGAGGCGGGATGCCGAGGGCTTCACCGAGTGCCAGTGCCGCCGACATGTCCCATCCGATCACCGCGCCCGGCAGCACGCGGAGCTGGCCGCCGAGACGACCGACCAGGTCCCAGACCTGCCAGCCTTCAAAGGTGGTGGGTCGGTTCAGCCGCGCCGGGCAGGTTTCGCAGGTCGCTTGGCACGCGTCGCAGTAGCGCTCGCCCCCGCCGAAGGACCATTCGGCGAGAGCGCGGAGACGTTTTTTTCCTGTTCCAGCAGCAGACCTTTGGAAACGTAGGTTAGCTGGAAGGCTTCGAAGATCGGCCAGACATCGAGCAGCGCGTCGATAGCCTCGGGGCTGGGGACGATCACGTTGCCATCGGCGTCGCCAATGCCCTCCCAAGTGAGAACTGCCCGGCGCGCCAGCGCCTTGGCGAAGGCAACGGCGCGTTCCTCATCGGAAGCGTCTACCGGGACCGCCTCGACAGCCGCATCGCTGCGCGTCGCAACCATTAGCGCCGTGATTAGTGGACGCAGCTGCACCCGGACGCCCGGCGCGAGGTCGTGCCAGCGGGGTGCATTCGTCAGATCGAGGGTCAGCATCAATAAATCTCCACATCATTCACGAGGGTGGCGGTGCACATCCGGCCGATCGTGCTGTCGCGCGCAGCCTGCCAGTCGAAGGTGGCCTGCACGCCCTGCGGTCCGGAGATCTCGATCCGAGGGCGCGGCAGATAGACAGCGTGCACGGTGAAGGTGAAGCTCTCGCCGGACGGCAGCACATAGGCAAACTCAAGCTCACAAGGATCGCCATTGATCGCCTGTGTCACCAGCGTCTGATCGGCGAACCGCACCTCAATGGAGCCGGTCAGAGCAGCAATGGACGGGTCCGCACCGTCGATGCGGCCGTCCGAGCGGATGGTTTCGATCCGGTCGAGATTGTTGGCGTAGGTGATGTCGGCTGAAACGACATTGCCGAGAGCGGTGCCATTACGGGTGATCGCGCCGTTGAAATGGCCGAAGCGCTGCAATTCGAGAGCGGCAGGCGTGCCCGCGCTGGTCGTCGTGCCCACGGTCTCGCCCTGCGCCACAAGCCGAGCCGTGGCGGTCAGCAGCCCCGAGCGCTGCATCTGCCAGTTGATCTGGTCAAGCACACATCCGGAATACATCGCGTAGCGCGGCACCTCTGGCATGCCGGTCTCGATCGACATGCTGGGAAGCGTCCAGGACCCCGACTGGAACTCATGCGTCCAGGGGCCGGTGCCGGTCGTGGTCGGATCGCCAAAACTCGCCTTCAGCCAGAACCCGAAGGCCTCGGCGTCCAGCGGCACGACAACATCGCCATCGGCCGTCACCGCATCCTTGATCGGTGCCAGCGGATCGCGACCGTAGCCCAGCAGTTCCGAGTTCAGCAGCGGCTGCTCCGCGCCGAGCGATGTGCTGGCGAAGGGCATCTTTGTGAAACCGCCGACGGGCGACGTTCCATATGTCGTCTCGAACGCAAGCGCCATCTGCGCCCGCGCCCCTTGGGCTCGTGCCATTGTGTTCTCCTCGTATTTTTGGGATCAGCCGAGCGGATCGGCCGTTGAATAATGCAGCACCACCGGGATCACGGCCGCCTTCAGGCTGGCCGCGCCCTCAACGGGCAGATCGACCGGACGCGGTGCCTCCGCCTCGACCCAGTCGCAGAGGCCGCCCATCGTGCGGTCGGCTGCAATTGCTGCACCAATACTGGCGGTCAGTGTGTCGAAGGTAGCGTCACGGTCGGTGCCCTGCACGACTGCTTCGATCTCGGCACGGTGCTGGTAGTGATAGCTCAGCGGCGATAGCGTCACCTCGGGCTCGCCGGGTTCGCCGTCGCGCAGGATCAGCAGGCCAGCCGTGGGTACGCGCTCTGGCAGGACTTCACCGCGCAGGGCGGTGGCGGATAGCGCCGAAAGCCGCACGTGCAGCGCGGCGAGGATGGTTTCGCGGGGTGTGGGCATATCTAGGCCTTAAAACGAACAGCCTGCGGTGCTTGAGATGGCACCTGAACGGAGAGACTGAAACTGTGAATACTTGCTATCTTGAACATCGCGGGTCCTGCACCGAAAAAGGTTTCCACAACTGTCGAGTCGCCGGCGTTTTTGACGCTCACCGATTGAAGATCGCCACTCTCCGAAACCAGCAGCGTCCGGTCGGAATATCGTACCACCGAGCCGTACGGCCGCCACATCTGGTCGCGAGCGTCGGTCCTTCGCCAAGCAAAGTGAAATGCCAGAGGAGTGGCTTGGTCGGCGTTCACACTTAGTTCGAAAGCAGCATAAACGCCTGATACAACAGATGGAGTATGTTCGCGGACCTCAACCGTCCACGATCTTCCATAGAAGCAGTTAGCCACTTCATTGGTGGGCCAATGAACACCGGGCAAGAAAATCGCGTCAAAGGGCGCAAGATCGGTTCGTCGAGATGGATTTATTTGGATACGTAGCCGTTCTTTGGCGAACTGACGTTCTATGAAATCCTGGTCCCAGGGAAGCAATGTCACCGGATCGATATCCAATGCCCCGCAGATTCCAAACAAGTCGTCGACCCGCGACGGTATTCCATTATTCAGCCACCGATAGATTGTGTTTCGATCGCGTGCATTCCCACGGCACTGCCGCTTTTCCTCGACGCGTTCCCCCCACGCCACCGCAAAGTCATCCACTGAACCAAAACGACCCTCGATTAAGGACTTCAGAAGTTCGGGGTTAATGGGAACTGGCAACGTTTACACCTCGAGTCTCAATTTCTCTGATCCTACTGAGATACGAGATTCTGCCTTTTGGTGCATCCTTTGAGTGCGGCCCCAGCAAGCAAAGGAGACTACAATGGGCAAGGACAAGTCATGGGTTGATAACAACCACTACCGCACGACGTCCGACGACGGGGAGACCTCGTACCTGTACGAGGCCGGATTCTGGTCGGACACCTGCGTCGAGATCGCCGAACATCATTCCGATGGCACGACGGATGCTTACGAGGTCGGTGGTGTCCTCGACTCGCTGTTCAACGGCGGCAAGGGTGATCATAAGTAAGGCCTAGGCGCCGGATCAACGGACGTATCGCACCAAGATCGGTCATCCAATAACATCCTGACCCCCGCCCATTGAGCGGGGGTCTTCTTGTGAGCACTCCCCAAGTGTTGCAGGTACAATGTGATCAGGCAAACCTTTCTATCCAGTTCGCCACGATCAGCTCCGGCACACTATCGAGCGCTCGCTCTGCGTCGCGGTCGAGGTTCAGCCGCTTCGGCAATTTCACCTGCGGCACCAGCAGGAAAATCGGCGAGGTAACCTTCCCGCGCCCGGTCTTCGAGCGTGACACAACCGCCTGGCCCTTGGTGTTCAGCCGTCCTTCGGCCACCAGCAGGCTCGGACCCGTCCGGCGATAGACGAAGCGCAGACGCAGACCGGTGCGGCGTTCCCATTCGCCGGGCGTGATCCGACCGCCACGTGTTGATTTACCTGCGGCGGGCAGCGGGATTGCCAGCCAGAAGCCGTCTTTCGAGCGGATCAGCGGGCCGGTATCGTGAGCGCCGACAATCACCGGCGCCTTGGACCAGACCAGCGCGGCGGCATCGAGGCTTTCGCCCGACCGCGGAAAGTTCTGGTTGCGGATTGAATTTGCCAGCCGCCGCCCGAGCCCCGCGCCGGTGATCTGTGTGCGCCAGGCCGTCTTCAGCCCGGTCCCGGCCTCGCGCATTGCGGCTGTCACCGCGCGTTCGCCCGCCGCGACCTCGGCTGCCATCATGGCCACGATGTCCGGATCGATGTCGAGTTTTAGTCTCATGCGGGCCTCAGATCGATGGTCCAGACCAGCCGCTCGCGGTCGCGGACGGGCTCACCCTGAATGAGGAAGGCGTCACCGTCCATTTCCAAGCGGTCGCCCGGACGCGGGGCCGGAACCTCAGCGATACGCAGGTCAATCCGGGTCGTTTCCGACCAAAGCCGTGCGTCGCCGAAGTCGGTGATCGCATCAGCCTGCCGCGAGACGACGCGCACCAGCATGGGCGCGCCGCCATCGGAGGTGTAGACCGCCTCGCGCCCGATGTTCGGGTCGGCAAATAGCAATTCGACGGCGGCGTCGAAGGCAGACATCAGGTTCGCCTTGCCGAGCGCAAAACCTGCGGCCGGGTGCAGATCGGCAGTGGATTGCTCTCGATCTCGAGCCGCACCCATTCGTCGCGATCCCAGTCAGGTATGGTGCGCGCATAAAGCGGCAAACCGAGCGTGTTGACCGTCTCGAACGTATCGGCGGGTGCGTGGTAGATCTCGAACAACCCCTCCATCCCTTCGGGGTAGAAGAAGGCCTTGTCGGTCGGCACGCCGAAGCCCGCCCCACCTCGGTAGCGACGGAATGTAATACCGCCAAAGCTGACCTCGTCGGCAACCCGGCCGCGAAGATCGGCGGCAGCGGCGGTGTTGAGATAGGTCTCGCGCACCTCCTTGTGGGCAATGAGATCAGCGAAGAAGGCCGAGCCACATTCCGCGCGGACCTGCACGGCCCCGGCCGCGAGCCCGCCCATGCTGTCTTCGACGCTTTCGATCAGCGCCTGGCAGCGTTTGCGAAGCGCGCCTGAGCCGGGAGTAGCGTTGTCGAGATCGAAGTCGATCTCGGTGGCGGGTGTGATGGCGAACTCGGTGAAATAGTTGATCACCGTGGCACTATCCTTGGGATCCTTCACGATCCCCTGGATTCCGTTTAGCAGGTGATATTCGAACGTCGCCTCCGCATCCTGGCGCAAACGGCCGAGCTTTCGGGCAACCTCGCTTTGCACCTGCTGGGTCGCACTTTCCGAGCCGAAGTCACGAATGCCCTGGATTTCAGAGGCCCAGAGCACGTCCTGCTTCTTGAACTGGCGGCAGACAAAAGCGCGCATGTCGCGACGCTCGGGGACCTGTTGCTCGGCCGCCGAGCCGCGTTCGGAGAACGGGATCAACGACAGTGTGCCATCCCTGCTCTCGATCACGACGGTGCGCGAGCGCACGCCGCGCGGTGAGAACAGGCTGGCACCCGACAGGATCGCGGGCTTGAAGGGGATGTTTTCCAGAGCACGAGTGAGCTCGATGATGGTGAAGGCATCGCCTTCGAAGATATCCATGGTGGTCATAGGAATGCCTCCTTTGAGGGTTTGATCAGCGGACGAGAATGCCGACCGCCAGCAGCGCGGCATGGGCAGCGGTGATCTCGCCCTCGCTAGGGCTGCCGACAAAAACGAGATCGTAGCGATTGACGACGGCGGGGCCGCGAACCAGCGCAACGGCTGGCACATCGCCGCCTGTGGCGTCGGCCTTGCCCCAGAGCACCGCCACGGCGGTTTCAGTACCGTCGACGGCGGCGGGATCATGGGCGGCGTATTTGCCGGACGCGGTGATCTTGCCCAGCACGGTGCCCGGATCGAGCTTGCCGGAAGCGACGGTGATGGTTTCGCGAGTGTAGTCGCGGAAGGCTTCCCAGACGAGGAAGCCTCCGGGATGCGTGGTCTCGGTGAGTGCGGTCATGAGGTTATCCTTTCAGCTTGAAGGTACGGGCGACGATCTCGCCCCATGGGCGGGCCGTCGTGCTGCGGCCCGGTTGTGCGTGATGGGCCGTGATTTCGGGTTCGGCCTCGGACCTCAAAGCCAGAAGGGCCATGCGGACGTCGTCGAGACTTGCGTCCTGTTCGAGGAACCGCCCAGCCATCTGCGGCTGGCCTGCAAGGCGGCAGAGATCGACGATAACGCGAGCATGGGTAATCGCTTCGGCCCGGATCGCGGCGGGATCGGGCGGTGCGCCGCCCGGTGTCGGGATCGGGTCCGAAGGGATGGGCATGTCGTCGGCCTCAACTTGCCCCTCTGGCTCGACAGGCGCATCGTCGCTGCCCGCCTCGCCGGTGCTGTCGGCATGTTCGACATCGCCGTCCAGATTGCTGTCGATCTCTGGGTGCGTGTTAATGCCTGTCTCTGGATTGCCTTCGGCCGGAACGCCCTCTGGGTCTGCCACAGCCACCGCCTCGACGAGGTCCGGCGGCGCATTGCGGAACCGACCAATGTCGAACCGCGCGGCCATCCTCACAGGTTCCGCCAGCCGGTCGGCGAAACCCGCCGCCACCGCATCGGCCGCATCGAACCAGGTCTCGGCCTCCATCAGCGCTGCGATCTCATCATCGGTCTTGCCGGATTTGACGGCATATCCCCGGACGAGGCTGCCTGCGATCTTGTCGAGCGCATCGGCCATGGCGCGCATGTCGCCCGCCGTGCCCATTGCCAGACCCGACGGGTCGTGGATCATCAGGAACGCGTTTTCCGGCATGACGATCTCGTCACCCGCCATGGCGACATAGGACGCGGCAGAAGCGGCAATACCGTCGATCCAGACCGTGACCGTGCCCGCGTGCCGCTTCAGCGCATTGTAGATCGCCACGGCATCGAAGACTGACCCGCCCGGGCTGTTCAGCCGCAGATCGACCGGCGTCCCGTCGGGCAGTGCGCCGAGTTCGGCAAGGAACCCCTTCGCCGAGACCCCATAGGCACCGATCTCGTCATAGATCGCCACTTCCGCACCTGTTCCCCGGGCGCGGATCGCATACCAGCTTGTCATATTGTCACTCCTGTTCGGTGGCGGGATCGGTGGAGACGGATCCGTCGCCAGTGTCTTCGCCTGTGCCATCTCCGGGGTCAGGCCGCGCGGCGGGCGTCGCCCGCGCGCCCTGTGTCTCGCCGGGGCTCGCGCGGTAGCTCAGCCCCAGATCAGCAACGCGTTTGGCATCCGCCGCATTCTCTCGGTCGACTTCTTCGACATCGTAGCCGGTGGCCTCGACCACCTTGCGGCGCGAGGTGATGCCCGCTTCCATGGCCAGCACTTGCGCCTGGATGTCCTTCAGCGGATCGACCCAATCCCAGCGTGGTGGGATCCACTGCACCGGCCGCGCGACAGCGGGATCGCCGATATCCAGCGCCCCCGACAACACAGCCGTCTCAAGCCAGCGCCGCCAGATCGGCCGACACAGCTGGTGTGCCATCACCCCGTGCTGCAACTGACCGATTCGGCGGCGGAACTCGACCAGCTCTGCCCGCAAGCTCGAATAGTTCGCCTGGCGCACATCCCCGGTTACGAGGTGGTAGGGCAGCCCCAGTGAGGCTGATACCGACAAGAGCGTCCGATATTGAAACGCCTCATAGCCGCCCCCAACATCTGCAGGACTGGAAAACTTCACATCCTCGCCCGGCAGCAGCACCTGCATCGTGCCGGGTTCGAGGCTCGCAATGGCCGCCCCGTCCAGATCGGCCTCGGACTCGCCCATCATCGGGTCTTCCGGCGCGGTCTTGGTGATGAACCCGGCGAACATCGCCGCCGTCTTCTTCCGGTCGAGCTCGGCGTCGTCGTACTGGTCCAGAAGAAACAGCCGCACCATGGCCGGAGCCACATGCGGAAGGCCCCGGATTTGCCCCGCATCGATGGGACGATAAATGTGAAGCACATCCTCGGCGAGCACGCGCACCGTCTCCGGGATCACAGCCCCTTGGTCGGTGCTGTCTCCCGGATGGCGTCGGCGGAAGTGATAGGCCACGCGCCGTCCGATGCCGTCAAATTCAATCCCGCAGCGGATGCGATTGCCATTTGCCGCGGGCTCGGTCTTTTCGAACGGCAGCATTTCTGACTGCAGCAGCTGTAGTTGCAGCGGTACAAGCAGGCTGTCCGCGGCGCGGCGGGGCCGCAGCCGGACAAAGCATTCGCCTGCCACGAACATTTCCCGCGCGACCATGGCTTGCAGGCCGTAGAAGTCCGTCAGACCGTCGGCATCGGCCTCGTCGGTCCATGCGAGCCAGAGTTGCTGAACGCTGTCACGCAACGCCGCATCCGCGATCAGCGACGAGGGCTTGATCCCGTCACCGATCATGTTCGACGCAAATGCCTCGCAGGCATTGGCGGCATAGCCGTTGGTGACGACCAGTTCCCGCGACCGCGCCAGCAAGCGCGGGCCGCCCGAGGCGACCAGCGAATTGATGTTTTCCAGCGGCGGTTGCCAGCCGCGAAGCCGTCGTTTCGCCATAGCGCCTTCGAGGCGCGCAGACACGCCTGCCGGGCCGCCCGAGGGCGGGCGGCGGAAACGATCGAAGAGGCCCATGGATCAAAGACCCTTCGTCGTCGTGACACGCACCTGCCGAACGATCCGTCGTCCCTCTGCAGCCGCGATCTCGCGGTCGAGCGCCTCGATGGCCCGGTCAATCTCCGCGACGCTGCGATAGTCCACCGTCTTTCCGTCGTAACTGACACGCGCCACGCCTGAGGAACGCTGAACAGCCAAGGTCTCGCGGCGGGCACGGAGTTCCGTCACTGTCGGCATCTGAATTGACCTGACTTGGGAATATGTTTCATTGAGGCAACCGAATCCCGAGTGAGGGCAAAACCATGACCCCGACCGAAATCATGCGCGATCTCGCGCGCGACGACATTTTTCCTAAAACCGCCATGGCCGAAGCAGGCACCCGGCGCGAAGAAATGGCGCCAGTCTTCATCGATCTCGTAACCCGCCTCGCACATCAGCGTATCCCGGCGATGAAAGACGCTGATCTGATGGCTTTTATTCCGATCTTCCACATGCTGGGCGAATGGCAGGATCCGCGTGCCTATCGCCCCTTGGTTCAGATGCTCCGTCGTCCAACCAAGGTCATCGACCATCTCCTCGGGGACGCTGTCACCGAAACGAGCTTTCGCGTCATCGCCGGAACATTTGACGGTGACCTGCAGCCCGTGTTCGACGCGATAGAGGACACGAAGGCAGATGAGTTTGCCCGCAGCTCCCTGATGAGCGCCCTGGTTCTGATTGCCCAATTGCACCCCGATCAACGCCCGGCAATCGAAGATTACTTCCGGACCTTTCGCCAGCGATGCCCCAAGATACCCTCGGACGTCCTGACCGGCTGGATGGACGCCATTGCCGCCCTCGGACTCGAGGATATGTCCGAGCCCGTGCGCGAGGTTTTCGACCAGGGCCTGATCCCGAAAGAGTATTGTGACTTCGGGCATTTCCTTGAGGATCTGGAGGCCACTCTCAACGAAGGTGTTTCTCCCGCAAACCGTCGTTACCAGAAAGCCCTGATCACCAATGCCATCGATGAGTTGTCGAAATGGCACTGTTATACCGATGAGTTTCTCGCCGAGCAGAAGACCCGCAAAGTTGACAACGCCTTGCGCGTGGCCCCCTGGACAGAGGCCCTCACAAAGACACCTGACAAACTAGGCCGCAACGATCCCTGTCCCTGCGGCAGCGGCAAGAAGTTCAAGAAATGCTGCCTGCATTGAACCGGCCCGGCCAACATGAACCTGCGTTTCCAGCCCCTTCACCTCATGTAACTTGAGCGCACGGTTCGCCGCTGTGGTCCCGCGCGCCGAGAAGCGGGCGTGGTGTTTCCCGCCCCGTCATCAGCCATGTCCTCCGCCGTGATCCCGACCTGTGCTTCCAGATCAGTCCACCGCGCATCGGACCAACGGTCAGCGCCCAATATCCATGCGGCTGCCCGGGCATAGACGCGACAATCCAGAGCTTCATTGCGTTCGCGCAGCTTTTGCCATTCCAGCCGGGCAAAGCCGCGTTTGGTGCGCACCGTGATCAGTTGTTCGGCCGTGAATTGCTTCAGCCACTCGCCGTCCGCCCAGTTTGGCAGATGGATGGTTCCGGGCGGGCAAAGATGCCCAGCCTCGATTTCCTCCCGCGTCGGCCGGTCCTGGCGCAAATAGCGATAGGTCTCGGTCTTGAAGGTCGAAGTGTCGACCGTCCAAAGCCGCGCCCCGCGCCGCAGCCTTTTGCCTGCGATGGTCGCGTCCACATACGTCGGGCCAGTGACCGGGCTCGAGCGGTTGAAGCCCTCGACGCCTTTGACCGGGGCAACCTGCGCGAAGCCGACCTGTCGAGACCAGGCATATACGGCGCTGGTTTCGTAGCCCGTGTCGATGGCTAGGCGGGCCAATGTCATCGGTTGACCTGAGGCATGTTCCCATGTCTGACCGAGCAAATTGGTCAGCTGCTGCCAGCACGCCGGGTCGCCGGGCCCGCCCTCGATGACCAGGTGATCGATCAGCCAACTCTCCAGCCCGCGGCCCCAAGCCCAGACATCGACTTCGATGCGATCCTTCTGAACATCCGCTCCCGCAGTCAGGAACAGACCGCCTGTTGGCACAGCGCCAGCATTCGAGGTCTCGCGCTGGTCCGCCAAACGCTGCCAGTCCGGCGCTTCACCGGTTTCGACCCATGTCTCGCCAAGGATCGTGTTGCGGAACGCCTTGATCGCTTCATCCGACCCCTGCGCCGCGTCCCATGCCCGCACGATCCGCTCCCAGCTGAGCCAGCCAATCGGCGAATAGAGCGCCGAGAGGTGATAGCCGACGGTGCCGGGATCGGCGGCGGCAGCGGTTGCCCGCCACTCGCCTGACTGCAGCATCGCCGTCTTGTTGTGTTCGGCGATAGGCGTCTCGCAGCCCTCGCAGTGATATTCTGCCGTCTCCGGACGGCCCTTCTGCCAACGCAGCCGCTCGAACTTCATCCATTGTTCCTGACCGCAATGCGGACACGGCACGAAATACCGGCGTTGGTCGCTGGCCTCGAACTCGCGCTCGATCCGGCTCAGCCCCCGGATTGTCGGGGTCGATACCAGGAACACCTTGCGCCGATGGGCAAATGTCAGCGACCGCGCTTCGGCCAGCGTGACGGGGTCGCCTTCCTCGTCGGCCGATGCCGGATAGGCGTCGACCTCGTCGAGGAAGATGTAGCGCGCCGGGGTCGAGCGCAGGCCCACGGCCGAGTTCGCCCCGGTCATGATCAGGATGCCGCCCGCGAATTCCTTGGACAGCATCGTGTTGCCCGCGTCGCGCGACCGGGCGGGTTTGACCCGTTCCCGCAGTTCCGGGCTCTCGTCGATCAGCGGGTCGATCCGCTGGCGCGAGTTGCGCTTGGCAAGTTCCACTGTCGGCTGCACCGCCAGCATCGGGCCCGGTGCCTGGTGGATCGCAAAGCCGATCCAGTTGTTGCCAGCCTCCGTTGCGCCAACCTGCGCCGCCTTCATGAACACGATCCGCTGCTTTGGATCGCCGGGCGACAGCCGATCCATGATTTCGCCCATGTAGGGCGTGCGCGCCGTGCGATACCGCCCGGGTTCGGCCGAAGCGCGCCCTGAAAGCATTCGGTGCCGGTCCGCCCATTCCGACACGGTCAGGTCCGCATCCGGCGTGAGGCCAGCACCCCAGGCGCGCAGGATTTCTGCCGCGCCGTCGAAGTCCGGCACCTCGTCGGCATCACCGGAGATCGGGTTTGACCTCGGCAAGATCGTCGAGCTGGGCACGGACATGTTTCTCCAGAACCTTCTGCATGGCTGCGGGCTCCACACCCAGATCGGCCGCCATCAACGCCGCCGCACGCGAGGGCCAGTTCACCCAGACGTCGCGCTCCTGCCGCGCCAGCCGGAAGACCAGCGACAGCGCACGGGCCCGGTCGATCAACTCGCCTTTCAGCTTTTGCAGCCGGAGGCGGCGTTCCTGCGCCTTCAGCACCTCGTTCGCCGTCTTGGCCTGCAGGAAGGTCGTGCCGCTGCCGATGGGCGGTGCCGCCAGACCCTGTTCACGGAGCGTCTCGCCGACTGCGGACACTGCTGCCTCCGGAACGGGCTTCAGTTTTGGCTGCGGCGCTTTTCGGGTTTTGGACGGGTCGGTTGCCTCGGCGCGCAGGGCATCGCTTGCGACTGCGTCGATGCTGCCATCGGCATGAAGAACCAGCCGCCCCGTCGCCTTGGCCTTCTGGATTGCCCCGCGCGAGAGACCGACGCGAGTGGCGTATTGGCGCTCGCTCAGACCCTCCATTGCGTGCTCCGATTATCATTCAAAATCATGTGCTTATGTTGTTGATAAGCCTCCGCACCAGAGCGAACGTGGTCTCAAGAAAACGATGCAACTCACAACGGAGCCGCCACGATGACTCGCCTGAACCCGATCACCACACCCCGCCACCAGCTGCGCGCCGAGAAGGCTGCGCGGAACAAGGAGGCGGCATTGAACGCCTTCATCGGCAAGAAAGCCGAGATCGACGAGGCGCTGGCGCGCTTGGCAAACCTCAGCGACGACCACTTCAACGCCCACCCCGACGAGATCAACTGGGGCCATGTCGGCACCCTTGAGCACTACGCCAGCCTCCTGAAGCGCATCACCGACAGCGCATTCAGCGAAGGCGAGCACGCGGAGTAAGCGCCATGGAAACCAGCACCATCCGCATTGCCATCCGTAAGCTGCCCGATCATTTCGACCGAAGCCGTATCACCACGGTCCTCGACGAAATCGAAAGCGCCCTGATGGACGACGGCGGCGTTTATGTCCGCGCCTATGCCGACAGCATGACGATCACCATCGAGGTTCCGACCAGCCAGCTGATCGATGCGGCAACCAGCCTGAAAGACCTCGACCTGATCTGAACCGAGCAGCCGCTCAGACCCGCCCCGCATGTGCGGGGCTCGTCCCGGTAGAAGGGTCGCATTCCGCGCCCCCGATGACCGGAGACAACCATGGCCAAGAATTCTGCCCCCACAACAAATGATGCAGCCCCGCGCCAGACCAAGCAGCAGATCATGATCGATCTCCTGCGTCGGCCCGAAGGCGCGGGCATCGAAGAGATCACCGCTGCGACCGGATGGCAGTCGCACACTGTGCGCGGCGCAATGTCCGGCGCGCTCAAGAAAAAGCTGGGGCTCGAGATCACCTCAGAAAAGACAGAGGAACGCGGACGCGTCTATCGGATCGAGCGCTGATTTCGATCCGGCGCACCGCTGAAGTAACGACTATATGGAAGCCGTCGCCGTGTAAGCGGCGGCTTCGTCTTTCTCATCCGGATCGCCTCGAAGAGCCGCCGCAGCACATAGGACCGCGCAACGCTCACCACCGTGAATACGGCCCCCATTTTCAGGTTCTGCGCCAGCGTCGTGTGCAGCCCGAAGATCGGGAAGATCAGGATTTGTGTAGCGACGGCGACGCCGTAGCCCACGATCACATTGGCGACGGACTCAACCAGCGACATGAGGCGCGACTGCTTCATGCGGCAACCTCATCCATCGGCCAGCAATTCAGCTGCGAGAGTTCGAAGCGCATGCGCCGCAACCAGGGGGACCACGCCGTTGCCACAAAGGCGAAGCCGGTCCACCCGGTGGGCCAGCCCATCAGCGCCTCGACGAACAGCGGGTTCAAGGTCCGGCGCTGCTCTAAGGTATCGGTCCCAGCCACCTGCGTCACCAGGACCTGGCGGCCAAGCAGGCCGTTCACAGGCGTGTTCGCCAGTGTTGTCGCCCCGTCCTTGTGATCCCGCGCCGTCGGCGTCATCCACATGCGGCTGGCATGGGTCAGATCCGCTGTCTTGCGGTTCCCAGCACTCGGCTTGCACCCGTCGTTCGCCATCGGCGTCGGCCAGTCCCGCGCCATGCCGTCCAGACCCTTCTCGTGCTTCCGGTCTCCTCCCCGGCTCCGAAAGCTGTCGGTCTGCGGCGTCGGCCACATCGCCGCACTCGTCGCCAGGTTCATCCCATGCTTGCCTGCTTCCTGAGACGGCGTTGGTTTCGTCTGCCGGTTCTCGTTGGCACTGGCCCGGGGCGTCGGCCATAGCCGCAACATCTCCGTCCGGTTGCCGCCGCTCGAGCGGATCCCGGAGCAGGCGCGCGGGGTCGGCCAGTTCGTCGCCCTCGCGGATGGCGAGTATGAACAGCCGCTCACGCTTGTGGGGCGCACCGACTTCCGCCGCCGTAATGAGGCCTGCCGCAAGGCGGTAGCCCATGCCGACCAGCCCTCCGGCGACTTCGGGGAAGCCGAGGCGGAGATGATGGGCGACATTCTCGAGAAAAACGAAGGGCGGCTCGACTTCAGCGATGATGCGGGCGACATGGGGCCAGAGGTGGCGCGGGTCTTCAGTGCCGAGGCGCTTGCCCGCGACGGAGAACGGCTGGCACGGATAGCCCGCAGTGACGATGTCCACCGCGCCGCGCCATGGTCGGCCGTCAAAGGTTCCAACGTCGTCCCAGACAACAGCCTGATCCAGGGACGCGTCTTCCATCCGCGCCACGAGAGTGGCTGCGGCGAAGGTTTCCCGTTCGACATGGCCCACAGCACGATATC